CTGGTGTGCTTTGCGAATGTGCAGGAGGCTGCGGAATATTTGAGGTGGAAACGTGCGAAACGCTCCTGACGAGGTCTTACGCGAAGTACTTGCGCTAGAGGAAGCGCAGAAGAAGCTTTCGATACGCGAGAAAGCGGAAAACAATTTCATGGTTTTCGTGAAGCACGTCTGGGAGGGCTTCATCGAGGGGGCCCACCACAGGAAGGTTGCGGAGAAATACGAGAAGCTGGCCGGGTCCCGTGGAGCACGGGTCATCATCAACATGCCGCCTCGTCATACCAAGTCGGAGTTTGCGAGTTACATGCTTCCTGCGTGGTTGATCGGGAAGAACCCGAAGTTAAAGATTATCCAGACGACGCATACCGCCGAGCTTGCGGTGCGGTTTGGCCGTAAGGTGAGGAACCTTATGGAGATGAAGGAGTACAAGGAGGTGTTTCCTGATGTGGAGCTCAGTGCGGATTCCAAGGCGGCGGGACGCTGGGAAACGGGTCAGGGCGGCGAGTACTATGCGGCTGGTGTGGGNGGTGCGATTACGGGTCGCGGTGCTGACCTTCTCATTATTGATGACCCGCATTCGGAACAGGACGCCTTATCTGAAACGGCGATGGAGCACGCCTACGAGTGGTACACCTCAGGACCCCGTCAGCGTCTACAACCGGGCGGGTCTATTGTAATAGTAATGACGCGGTGGTCGTTGAAGGATCTCACCGGCAAACTCATCAAGGCGCAAAGCTCCGACATCATGGCCGACCAGTGGGACCTCGTGGAGTTCCCCGCCATACTGCCGAGCGGCAACATCCTGTGGCCTGAGTTCTGGAACAAGGACGAGTTACTGCGGGTCAAGGCTTCGCTTTCACTCAGCAAGTGGAATGCACAGTGGCAGCAGAACCCGACAGCCGAGGAAGGAGCGATCATAAAAAAGGAGTGGTGGAACAAGTGGGAGAAGGACACCACCCCTGTCGTAAGCTACATCATGCAGAGCTACGACACGGCGTTCTCGAAAAAGGAGACAGCGGACTACTCTGCCATTACTACCTGGGGAGTTTTCAAACCCGAGGAGGGAGCGCCGGACCATCTCATACTTATGGACGCGCAGCGCGGACGGTGGGATTTCCCCGAGCTCAAGGCAAAAGCGTTAAAGGAATACAAGTACTGGGAACCCGACATGGTACTCATCGAGGCGAAGGCCACCGGCACCCCGCTCACGGACGAGTTGCGCACCATGGGGATACCCGTGGTCAATTACACCCCAAGCAAGGGGAAGGACAAACACACGAGGATGCACATGGTCGCGCCGATATTCGAGTCAGGCAAGGTATGGGCGCCGGAGAAGAAGTTCTCGGAGGAGGTAATCGACGAGTGTGCGGCTTTTCCTAATGGCGACTACGACGATTACTGCGATTCGATGTCAATGGCACTTATTAGATACCGTAAGGGAGGGTTCGTTCGCCTTGACACTGACGAGAAGATGAGGAACCTACCCACCATCCCACCCCACGTACATATTACTAGGAGAGATACATGGTTTCATGGATCCAACATCGCATTTCTGAGCCTTCGACCTGGGCCGCTGTCGGCGCGGTTCTTGTAGGTATCGGAGTGGTAGTTACCCAACCGATAGCCATTATGGCGGGTATCGCGGTTGCTGCCGTTGGTTTGATTCTAAGGGAGAAAGGACGCTCCTGATGGAGACCGTTCTTTTTCTTGCCATCATATCGGTGTGTCCAGTCTCGGTAGCGTTTTGTGATTCTGCCGACGATTGGACACGCTATATTTCTGCACCTTTCGAGATTGAGGATTCCTTGTTGCAGGAGGCTTCTAAAATGGATAATGCATGTACTGCAGCATTGGATAAACTAAAACTACAAGTGGATATGGAAGGCTCTTATAGTCATCTTTGTGTGAGAGAGGACCTTTGGCGTAAACACCATCCCGAGTATGACTAGATGCCTTCTGAGATATCGTTTGTTACGGAATATTGGCAGCAAGTCGTGGGGCTTTTGGCCCTGGTGGTAGTTGCGGTGAAGTTGTCATCCAGTGTAAAAGAATTAAGGAAAGACCTAGACGACATCATATCCCGTAATACGTTTGTGGAGACAACAAGGTTAAGAGCACAAGTGGACATGCACGAGAAACAGGTTAGTGCGTTATGGACGTACACAAACAAGTTGCGTGACATGATTAACGGGAGGGGCAAGTAATGCCCATAGCCGCACTTCTACCGAGTCTTCTCCCTGTAGTAGGGGATGTACTGGATCGGTTTTTCCCTAACAAGGAAGAGAAGGAACGAGCGGCAAGGGAAATCGAGGCGAAACTGGCCGAGCATCTGGCCAAGATCGACCTGGCGCAGCTTGAGGTCAACAAGCAGGAAGCCGCGCACCGCAACCTCTTTGTAGCTGGTTGGCGCCCCTTTGTGGGATGGACCTGTGGACTGGCTCTTTTCTATACATACGTAGCGCAGCCCATGGCCATGTTCGTAATGGCGCAGACGGGGGATCTTGTACAATTGCCACATCTTGATTTAAGTACCATGATGCCTGTGCTATTAGGTATGCTAGGATTAGGTGGACTCCGCACCTACGAGAAATTTAAAGGAGTGTCCAAGTAATGGCGAATGGTCGTTCAGCGATGGTCGATGGGGCGATCCCTGCACAGGGGATGCCGCTGGGTGGTCCTAATGAAGAGGTTGAGATTGAGGTCGAGGAAATCGAAGACCCGACAGAGATGTTGGAACAGGAAGATGGTTCCGTAGTCGTCAATTTTGAAGACATGCTCCAGGATCAACTTCAGGCAGAGCCTGACGCCAATCTTGCAGAGATTCTCGACGAACGGCTTCTCATGAAGATTGCCGATACGTTGCTCGGGTATTACGAGGATGATCGGTCAAGTCGCCAGGAGTGGGAAAACTCCTATACCAACGGACTGGATTTACTGGGCATAAAGTATGAGGAACGCGAGGAACCGTTCCGCGGCTCCAGTGGCGTAACCCATCCCCTGATAGCAGAAGCGGTAACCCAGTTCCAGGCGCAGGCTTACAAGGAACTTCTTCCGAGTGGCGGTCCTGTACGGACACACATCATAGGCTCGTCTACCCCCGAGGTTGAGACACAGGCGGAACGTGTCAAGGAGTTTATGAACTATGAGATCGTCCATGTAATGGAGGAATACGATCCTGAGATGGATCGTCTTTTGTTCTATCTGCCGTTAGCCGGCAGCGCCTTCAAAAAGGTTTACTTCGACGACATTCTGGACCGTGCCGTAGCCAGGTTTGTACCAGCGGACGATTTACTGGTTCCATATAACGCTACCGATTTGTCCTCTGCGTCCCGTGTCATTCACGTTATCAGGATGAACGATAACGACATCCGCAAGTTCCAGGCTGGCGGGTTTTATCGTGAGATGGACCTGGAGCCATTTTCCAAGCAGGACGAGTTGCGTGAGAAGGAACGTGAATTAGCCGGCATTATGAAAACGTCGGATGAGGAGGATTCCACTTTACTGGAGATCCATACCGATCTGGATCTGGAAGGGTTCGAGCATCGCAGTCCTCTCGACGGGGAGCCGACAGGAATCAAGCTTCCTTATATCATAACCATTGACGAAGGTACTTCCAAGATTCTGGCTATCCGCCGTAACTGGAAAGACGGCGACGAGTTTTATCGTAAGATTCAGTACTTCACCCATTACAAGTTCCTGCCGGGACTAGGGTTCTATGGCCTTGGTCTGCTGCACATGATTGGTGGACTGGGTCGTTCCGCGACCTCCATTCTCAGGCAATTGATAGATGCAGGCACACTGGCGAATCTTCCCGCTGGCTTTAAGGCTCGTGGTATCCGCATTCGTGATGCTGATGAGCCTCTTTCTCCTGGCGAGTTTAGGGATATCGATGTACCTGGCGGGGCTCTTAAAGAAAGCATTCTTCCTCTCCCGTATAAGGAACCAAGCCAGACGCTTATGGCTCTTCTCGGATTTGTCGTCGAAGCGGGACAACGCTTCGCGGCGATAGCGGACTTGCAGGTTGGTGATGGCAACCAGCAAGCCGCGGTAGGAACGACTGTCGCTCTTCTCGAGCGAGGGTCGAAGGTAATGTCAGCCATACACAAGCGGCTACACTATGCACAGAAAATTGAGTTCAGGATGCTAGCTAGGGTGTTCGCTGAATCATTACCTCCTATTTATCCATACAATGTATGGGGCGCGGAAAGCGTCATAAAACAAACCGATTTCGATGAGCGTGTCGATATCGTACCAGTCTCCGATCCTAACATCTTCTCTATGTCGCAGCGCCTTGCACTGGCCCAAACGCAGTTAACCTTGGCCCAGAGCAATCCACAGATGCATAATCTGTACGAGGCGTATCGCAGGATTTATGAGGCAATTGGAGTCCAGAACATCGAGGGGTTATTACCAACGCCCAAACCCCCGCAGCCCACAGACCCAGCTATAGAGAATGCGAAGTCCATTATTCAGGAACTTCTTCAGGCATTCCCGACACAGGATCATGACGCCCACATCGCGGCTCATATGATGTTCATGAAGACGCCTATTCCAGCGTCTACGCCGGCTATATTTGCTTTGTTGCAGGCTCATCTTTGTGAACATATTGCCTATAAGGCGAGGGGGGTAGTAACGGCGGAAATGATGATGGCGGATCAGCAAGCACAACAAATGGGGCAACAGGCACAACAAGTGGACGTGGAAGCGAGAGTAGCACAGCTTATCGCCACTTACACGGAAGAAATTATGACGGAATTACTACCACCCGGTGAAGGTCAGGTTGACCCGTTAGTACAATTGCGGGACAAGGAACTGGACATTAAGATCGCGGACATGGAGCGGAAGGCAACCGAGTTTTCGTCCAAGCAATCGTTTGAGGAACGGCGAGAAGGGGAACGTCAGGATATCACCCGTGAGAAGATTGAGTCACAGGAGGATATCGCGCTACTCAGGGCCGATGTAAATCTGGAACGCATCGAGAAGATGGGTGCCGGGGGAAGAGGAGAGTAGTGATAAAAGGAAAACACATAGACACTGGCGCATCACCAGTTCTGGGCCTTGGTTTGCCCGGGGTAGCTTCCTCAGTAGGGAGGTGGGTTGGCGAGGCAGCGAAGTATCCTTTTAGTGAGGAAGATACTAAATCAGGAGAACAGGCGACTGCCGGTCTTATAGGGGCGGGTGGGATTTTTGCGTTATTGAATGAAATATCAAAAGTGAAACAGGCGCAGTCGGCTAAGTCCAGAACCTTCGCGCACGAAGATGCACTCGCGGGGAAGGAGCGCCAAGAAGCTAGGGCTTTGCGACAGGAGGAAGGTCGTAAGGATCGGTGGGAGCGTCAGTATGCTCCTTACCTAAAGGTGATGGAAGAAGGCTATACAAAACTACGTGGCATTGGTGCAGCAACAACAGGCGTCAACTTTAGAGGACACTTTTAAAATGGCTGATAAATGGATCCAAAAGGCGACTGACCGCATGAAAGAAAAGGGAACTGTGGGTTCCTTTAGCGCGGCAGCGAAACGGGCGGACAAGTCCACAGGAGCGTATGCCAGGGAAGTACTGGCGAACCCCGGTGATTTCTCTGATACCACCCGTAAACGGGCGCAGTTCGCTGAGAACGTCAGTGGTTTCGCGGAAGGCGGTGCTATAGACGTGACCTATGGGACAGAAGATGTGCCTGTAGAATGGGGCCGCACGGAGATGGACTGGAAGTCCCATAAGCTTATCCGTGGAACGCAAGCCCAAGTCCGTGGTCGTTACTACAACGATAATGACGGAGAAGGAACTTTCTAAATGTTTCACGTGAAACATTCGGAGTAAAGTCATGAAACGAAACCTGGCTTCACANATGGCGGANCAGATGGACATCTCCAAGAAGGAAGCGGGAGGTCTTATGGCCAAGGCCAAGAAGGCCAACGATTTAGAAGGATTCCAAACTGGAGGACTTCACCCAGGAACTGGTGGTTTTGAGCCAAAGAGGTACTTTGGTGCTGGGTACTTGCAACGTAACGATGGCGGCATNGCCAAGAANACGAAGGTGTACTAATGNCTAGCAGAGCAACGATTGATTCCATAAACAAGCTGGCTCGGAATCCCAGAGCTACCCTTTCTCCCCGTGATGATTTACGGGTAGCCAA